ATGCCAGCAACATTAGAGGGCAGGGTTCAATACAAAGATAAGAATCTTACTTCTGATCAGATTGCAGAATGCTTAAAGGGACTAAAAAGTAAAAATTTATTAAAGCATATACCTAATGTTGGATATCAGCATAAGGATTATGGTGAAATGATGACTAAATATCGTGATAAAGAAGATGAAAAGCAATAAATCAAGTGGGGTAAAATGTGGGGTAAAACTTGGGGTAAACGTGGGGTATTTGGGGTGAAAATCATTAATTTATTAGGGTGGGGTGGGGTGTGTTCCTTTAGGAACACCCCAACACCCCTATTAAATGATCAGCCAAACAGGAATAATTATGAAATCTTATTTAGATAAAGCACTAGAAAGCAAATTAAAAGAGTTAAGAGCTTTTGAGCTTGAGACTTATGAAAGATGGGGTAGTAGGAGAAGAATCTTTAAAATGGTCGGGGTCAAGTTTGAAATTAAGTTTTGTAGAGGAGAGCAAATGTTAAAAGATTCTTTACAGGATGATTCACCAAGAAAAAAGATGCAAATGGTCGAAATGATGATTAGAGCTTTTGATGCTTTGAATAAAAAATGTGAGGAATCAGGTTATACAAGAATACAACCAAGCACTAGATGTTTTAACTTTGATAAGAAGACTGCTTTAATTTGTGATACAGATGAAGAGAAGCCTGTGCTTGTAAAAATACATAAAGATGAAAAAGATATGATGATATTTAGTATTGAAGAGTTATTGAGATGTATCCCTAAAGATTTTATGAAAGCAAAGCAAATTCTATCTAAGTTAGATAAGTCGGTTAATTTTAAGAGGATAAGTTATGACTAAATGGCATGGTGGCAAAGGCAGTAAAAGGCGAAAAGAAGATAAAAAGAAAATAGATGCAAATTGGGACAAGATATTCAAAAATGCAAAAACAAATAAACGACCTAAGAAAGGGAAAACAGACTGAAAACAAATTAATTTATTTGCTTGAATCTTCAGGAAGAAAGGTAGTTAAGGCAAATTTATCACAGGATATGTATGATCATGTTGATATGTTTGTTAATGATGTGCCTATAGATGTCAAAGGCAATAGATATGCAAATTGTATTTGGTTGGAACTTACAAATGTAAATGGCAAGGATGGTTGGCTAAAAGGCAAATCTAAATACATTGTGATGGATGTAATAGATATGAATTCTTTTCTTGTCTTTAAAACTAAAGACTTGCTAGAATATTGTAATAACATAGTGCAAATCGCAAATAGTAAAAACGATTACAATATGCTTTACACAAGATATGGAAGAAAAGATCAAATAATAAAAGTACGATACAGTGACATTAAGCATTTACAAAAAGGAAAATTAACTTATGCCTATTAAACTTAAAAAAAGTCAAACAATAAGAGATAAGGCTACAGGCAAATTTGTTACAGAACATTATTATTTAAAAAGTATGACAATTCATGAACTCAATGATTACATTGAATCATCAAGTGCAAAGAAAAAGATCATACAAAAATGCAAAAATGAAATAGTGAGAAGAAATGTTAGATAAGTTTTTAGAGTGGTCTTTCCAACGAAAGGCAAATTTATTATTTAAAAGGAGAGATAAAATGAGTATAGACAACATAACACCGCAAGAATGGGATAGTGTAAGGCAAATCACAAAGGCAAATCACGACCCTGTAAATAGACCGAGTCATTACAATCAAGGCAAATTTGAATGTATTGAATACATAAAGCAACAACTAGGCAAAGAGTTTCCTAGCTACCTAGAAGGTTCAGCGATTAAGTACATTCACAGGCATAAAGACAAAAATGCAAATATCCAAGATTTAGAAAAGGCAAAATGGTATATTAATAAGTTGATAGAATATTATGAGAATCTTTAATGACTGATAAAAGGCAAATCGATATTTCCAATCTTAAAAGGCAAATCGATAAAGGTAAATCGCTAAACGAGGTTTCTGTATCTTTAGGTAAAAGCAAATCGACAATTCTAAAGGTGGCCAACGAGAATGGTTTAAAGTTTGAAAATAAAAGTCATTGGGCAAATTTATAAAAGGCAAATTTAATATGCGAATCACAGTAAAAGACAACTTAAAAGATATTAGAAAGCAATTAGATAAAGACTTAAATAAAAAAGACTTTAATAAAATTATGGCTAGAGCCATGAATTACACAGGAGAAAGAGTTGTTAATGCTGAAAGATCGCACCTGCACGATAAACTAGATAAACCTAGACCGCAAACAGTAAAGAGTGTTGTCATATCTCAATTTGCTAAACCAAGAAGCAATAAATTAGCTATGACTGTTAGAGTCAAGGATTGGGCGGCCAAATACCTGCATTACATATACACAGGAGAGAGTGAGCCTGCAAGAAGACAGGGATATCCCTCTCCAACAAAAGATGCAAAAGGCAAAGAGGGCAAATTTGGTAACATATTAAAACTATCTTCTAAAGGTGGTTTATTATCTAGGGTTGATAAAACAGCCGAGTCACAAAGAAAAGGCTCACGTTTTCAAGGAGTACCAAAAGGTAAAGGCTCTAAGACTTATGGTATATGGGAAAGGCAAGGTAGGAAGGGTAGAGAAGGCCTTAAACTTCTTGTTGCCTTTACTCCATTTATTAAACATAGAAAGTTTATTGATTTCTTTAGAGTTGGAGAAAAGGTTATAAAGAGTACCTTACATAGAGAGATTAACAAACAGTTTGCAAGGCATTTAAAAAGAAGATAAAGGCAAATTTACCATTAAAGCAAATTTACCTTTACCGCAAATTTAATTAATCGGCATACAATAAACAAGATTGTATAAATAATGTATCTGCTTCATCATAGTTTTTAAAATATGCAATATCTGAATAAATACCGCTTTTTCTTTTTGGCTCGTATTTGTCACCCTCATATTTAAGAATATCAACATAATATTTTTTACCTTTTTGTTTTAAAAGCACATAAGGTTTTTTAGTTTTAAAATGTGTTACTCTACTTTGCAATAATACTTTTTCCATTATTTTACCTCCTCTAATTTATAAAAGCCTAAAGAGTTAGAACAATCTGTTTGCCCGTTTTCATCAACAGGATACAGGCTTAAAAATTTCTCTCCTGTTTGATCATCAGTCCATAAATTAATATCTATGGTTTGGTCTTTGTGTATGCCTTTAACGTCTTTGTATTCGCTTTCAGCGTTAAATGTTCCCCATGAATCGTTTGGGTATATGTTGCTCATTGTGCGGCCTCCTTATTAAATAAAATTACCATCTTCATCAAACTCATATCCGTTTGACTCAACATGATCTAAAAATGACTGCTTAGAAAAATAATCTTGATTATCTTCAAACCATAGTTCAAACATTCTATTTCTGATCTCTAAAGCAAAATCACTTGCAGACCATTCACATAAGACTTTATATTTTTGCTTATCTAATAATGTGTTTGTAAAGTTAGCCAAATCCTCACAAAAGCAATATCCATTACCTGTATAATCTTTTAGTATTTCTTTATACTCTTTATTATCTAAATAATAATCGGGTACTAATTTTATAAAGCATTGTCTTGTTTGATATTCATCATTCGAAAGTGAATAATCAAAGTCCATATTTAAAGTTTCAGCAAATTTTTTGAAACTGTTTATATTTTCATCAGCCCAAGGATTTATATTATTTGGATTTTCTAGCCAAAATTTTTGGTAAATCCTATCGCACAATTCATCATCTTTTTTCAAATCAGAATAATCATAAATTGTATATTCTCTTGTTATTACTTTACTCATGTTATTTAACTCCTTACTTTTATTTAACATACACATAGTATATATAAATATATATTAGTATGCAATACCTAAATGCAAATTTATTTTTACCGCAAATTTAGTTAAGGCAAATTTATAATCAAGGCAAATACTGTTTCGATGCAAATTTATAATCAAGGCAAATTTATAATCAAGGCAAATTTACTTTTGATGCAAATTTATAATCAAGGCAAATTTACTTTTGATGCAAATTTATAATCAAGGCAAATTTATAATCAAGGCAAATTTATAATTGAGAAAAAAATAACTGAATAAAAAAAAGTAAGATAGGCCGCTAGCACAAAAGAACAGGAACAGGAACAACAACAAGAACAACAAGAGGAACAACAACAGGAACAACCAAAAGCCTTGTAAGGCTCTGTATTGATATATTAATATGTATTAGTAGTAATGCATTAAAAGATTATTAGAAAGGCTTAGAAAGGCTTAGAATGATTTATAAAATATGATCTATTTATTACAGGCATAAAAAAGGCGGTAAGAATACCGCCCTTGATTGGTTAAGTTTAAATATTAATTAATTACCTGTAGACCAGTAACCATTGGCCTTACATTTGGTATTTGCTGGAACGACAAATATGTCCTCTAATTCATCTTGATTAAATCTCTCATAAAGAAACTCAATCCCATCATCAAAGCTTTTAAATATTTTATTAGGAAACATTCTATTGTATGCCCAATCTATAATTTTATATTCTTTTACTTGTTCCATTAATTATTACCTCTCTTAATATATTTATATGTTTTTGAATCCCACTCAGCATTCAAAAGGTTTATTAATTCCCATCTAAGGCTAGATAAATCTTGAACATCAGACAGCCATAAATCATTAGTTTCATGCAAAGTATTTAACATGTTGTCTAGTTTATTAATAAACTTGAACAGATCATCATATTCA